CGATTGACTTGATGACGGGGAAATCGGCTTCCCTGTGAGATTCTGTGCCTCGCGTAATTCCGAATACTTCCCTCCAAGCGCCCGCAGGTCTTCGACCCGTCGCGCTTCATCCGGCGTCATGATCGGTCCGCCCGATGCCGCGACCAGCCCATCGATGCGTTCTTTAAAATTCGCACGCATCAAAGCCTGCCGCGTGAATTGCACAAAGAACCGTGGCGAGAGAATGAGTTGGTCATTGATCGCACTCTCCCACAGGAAGAGCCACGGCCCCATCGTCATATCGATGAAGTTTTGCGTGAACTGCTCGGCGTTGCCGAAGCTCGGGTCGGAGTTCTCGAGCATGAGCCGCGGCACGCCGAGCCATCGCGCAATGTCGTCGACGGTGTACTTGCGCGAGAGGAGCATTTGTGCGTCCTCTGGCGTCATCTCGTTAGGCACCCACTTGGACCCCTGCTCGAGCACCTTCGGCATGTGCCACTTCCCGGCGCTCGTCACGAACGACGCCGCCATGCGTGCAGCAGCCTCTTTGTCTAGTAAGCCAGGATTCTCGATCACGCCCCCGTTCAACGTGCCGCGGCTGAAGATGTTCGCCGCATAGCTTTCCGTCACGCGTGCCACGCCGAGCGCGCCGCGGGCATACTCTAGGATCCCCTTCCCAGCGATCCCGTCATCGCTTGCCCCGCGGAGATGGAAAATCTCATCCTGGGTCAGCGTCGTAACAATGTTCGTCTTTGCATCGCGAATCCGGTAGACCACACGGCCCGTCTCGAGTTGTTGCGGTGTGACCAGTGAAGGATGAATCGGGTGAAGCTGGTCGACGAACCCGCGCGGACCCGCGACGATGCGGTCGTAGGCATTTCCGTGGTCGATGAGGTGATACATCGACATCCGGCGCCACTGAAACGAATCCTGCCAGGTGTTCGGCTTGTCGTGCAGGATGTCGTACAGGGGCATGCGCTTGGCCGGCACCGAGCCGCCATCGTCCTGGAGTTGCTCGAGCACAGGAAGCGGGAGCATCGCCAACACGGTGGCGAGGATGTCGCGTCCGCGGTACCACGCCGAGATCGTCTTGGCCGACTCCGAATCAATGCGCGCCCCAGACTCGGTCATCGTGCCGACGGGCTGATACCAAAAATCCGATCCTGGATCTGGCGTGCCGGCGCGCAGTCCGCCGCCGAGCCATTGGCTCAGGAGCCCCATCAGTCGACTCCTTTCGCGCGGCTGCTGTCCTGCGTTTCCGTGTCCATCACGACGAGCGCATATGGCCAGATCGTGCGGATCGATTGCCGCACATGCCCGGCCTCGCGCGGCGTCATCCTCTCGTCACAGACCACGCAGACGACCCCACACCGCGTGCCTATGCGCACCACACCGCGAAACTTCATGATCGTGCGGAGTCGCCGTCGGTCCTGCTGAGTCATCGCGGCGCCTCGCCCATAGCGTCAGTGCGCACGACTTCGAGCGTGAGCCCGGCGTCGAGCACTACGACGCGATGATCGGGCCATACCGATTTCATGATCTGCGTCATCTGATGGATGGTCTCACGGCCGAGAAAGACCGGTGATCGCAGCACAATCACGTCCCCTGGCTGGAGACCGACCTTTTGGACGCTCACGACGTCCGGCATGTCTTCGAGTGCGGCTACGGCTTCATCATGCGTCATCTAGCGCGCCTTTCCGCCCGGCCAGATGGCGACGGCCATTAGCACGAGCCCGCCAGCGACGACCGCCGCCGGCCACGACCACCGCGAGACCCCGCCAATCACGAGCGCGAGCCCCGCGACGAACACCGCAAAATCCGCGTAGCGCGTTAGCATTAAACGAATTCATCCAGGCTCAGCACGCCGCGTTCATTGTAAACCGAGGCGACGGCGACTGGCTGACGAATCGCGAGCGACATTCCGATCACGGACGCGACAATCGGATCGATACGCCCGCGCGCCTTCTTCGGATCTTTCGTGTAGAGCATGTTCCCCTTGCCGTCCCTCTGATCGACCAGATTCGCGGCCGCCCAGGCCGTCACCGGGCATCGGCGCGCGTCCACCTGCCCACTGAGCACTTCGGCTTGCAGCCGCAGGCACGCGCTCGACATGCCGGCGAACGTCTGCGGCACGGCCAAGACTTGCGTCTCGTCAAATCCGTCCTCGTTCACGAGCTGGCTAATGAGGGTATCGGCGTGCCAGGGGTCGAACCCGATGCACTCGATGTCGAATCGCTCGCGATTCTCGCGGAGTACTTCGCGGATGAGCTGGTGGTCGATCTGCGTGCCAGGAGTCGCCGTGAGCCAGCCCTGATCCCGCCAGAGGTCATAGGGCGCGCGGTCGCGGCGGCCCCGTTCGAGCAGCGTGTCGGCAGGGGTCCAGACGTATTGCAGCAGCCGCCATGAGGCCCGGCCCGTCGTTGGCGGAAACACGAACGAACAGGCGCAGAGGTCGATCTTACTCGCCAAATCGATGCCCACGTAGCACGACTCGTGCAGCATGTCGTCGGCCGTCCACTCGGTTTGCCCTTTGCGCCACCCCTCCATCGACAGGCAGGGATTCGCCGTGTTGACCCAGACGTTTAGGTGTTTGCGCTGGAAATTCGCCGCTTCGCTCGGCATCGCCCGCGCGGCATCGCATTTGCGCCGCAAGTCGTCAGCCTTGACGCTGACGCCCCAATTCGGATTTGCTTTCTTCCAGGCGCGTTCATCCTGCCAGTCGTCGTCCTCGTCGATGGTCGTGATGAACCCGAACCACGTTTCGTCGTCGACGATTCGCTCAACGATTTGGCAGATGTAGTTGTGGTGCTGATAGCAGATCGACTGCACGTCATCGCCGGCCGTCGTGATTTCAAATAACAGCGGTTGTCGGCGCGTGCCCATCCCGGTTTCGATGACGCTCACAAGGTCGCCGCTCTTGTGCGCGTGGAGCTCGTCAATCAGCCCGCCATGCGGGCGCAGCCCGTCAGTCGTGTCGGCATCGGCGCCGATGGCCACGAAGCGCGAGGCGTCCGACTCGCGGACGAGCGCGGTTTTCCAGGGCGTGATGCGCGCCGAGAGGTCTGGGTCGGCCATCACCATACGACGCGCGTATTCCCAGACGATTTTGGCCTGGTCGCGTTTCGTCGCGCACGAGAACACGTCGGCCGCCGGCTCGCCATCGAAGAACGCCAGGAGGAGCCCGATTGCCGCCGTCAAGGTGCTCTTGCCCTGGCCGCGTGGGGTCTCGACATATCCGACGCGGAAGCGCCGAAGACCATCACTGCGCCGCTGCCAGCCGAAGAGCGATCCGACGATGAACCGCTCCCACGGCTCGAGATGTAGGGCTGTGCCGGCCCACTCGCCCTTGAAATGCGTCAGGCTTTCGCAGAAGTCGATGGCCTTCTGTGCCTCGGCTTTGTCGAACGTGAACGGAAACTCAGGATCGAGCCTCCGGCTGCGCTCGAGATCCTCGACGTGTCGCACGCAGGCCAGCCGATGCCACTTGCAGGCCAGCACTTTGCCGGCCTGCACGCGCTTGGCGTAGACCGTGACCGGATCAGCCATGCGAGGCTTTCTCAAACCGCGCGAACTTGTCGACCTTCTTCGGTTTTTCGACTTTCACCCGAGCGCGAGAACTCGGCGTCAAGCCGAACTCGATCAACATCCGCGAGCACTGCGCCTGCGCCTTCGTCGCGATGCCGAGATACGGATTGACCACTGGGATCCCGTTGTTCGATCCCGACTTGATGAGGAGCCCGCTCTTGAGTAGCGCCGCTTCCGCTTCCTTCCAGCGCGCGAACGTCTGGCAGTAGAGGGCGAAGGCATCAAGGTCCGCTTCGGTGAGCAGGCCGAGCCTGGCCAGCATCTCGCTCTTGTCCGCCCACTCCGCGCGCGCGTCTTCGCTCAGATACGCGGGGGGTGTCAGGTCGAGCGCCGCGCCGGGCGCCGCCTCGTGCTCGAGGTCAATGCGCCTCTGGCCCGGATTTCCCCTCAGAATCTTGAGCGCCGTCGGGACGGGCTTGCGTCCTCTCATGGCGTAGCAATAGGGTGGAGCGTCCGG